TTATGCTGATCTTCGACGAGAGCAGCGGCATACCAAACCCAATATGGGAAGTGGGGGCGGGGTTCTTCACTGAGAACACGCCCGACAGGTACTGGTTCGCCTTCAGCAACCCGCGCCGGAACGAAGGGTACTTCTTTGAGTGCTTCAACGCCAAGAGGGCGTTCTGGAACGCCCGCAGCGTGGACGCTAGGACGGTCGAGGATACGGACAAGGCGGTATACGACCAGATCATCGCGGAGTACGGCGCGGACTCACCCCAGGCCAAGGTGGAGGTGTACGGTGAGTTCCCCAGCGCAGGCGAGGACCAGTTCATCAGCCCGACGGTGGTGGACGAGGCGATGAAGCGGCCACGGTACAAGGACAGTTCGGCGCCAGTAGTCATAGGTATCGACCCGGCGCGAGGAGGCGCTGACTCGACGGTCATACTGGTGCGCCAGGGCCGGGACATTGTGAGCATCAAGCGGTACTCGGGCGAGGACACCATGACCATCGTCGGTCGGGTGATCGACGCCATCGAGGAGTTCAAGCCGGTGCTGACGGTGATTGACGAAGGCGGGCTGGGGTACGGTATACTTGACAGACTGAACGAACAACGGTATAAGGTACGCGGAGTAAACTTTGGCTGGAAGGCCAAGAACTCGGTAATGTGGGGCAACAAGCGGGCTGAGATGTGGGGCACGATGAAGGACTGGCTGCGAAGCGCATCCATACCTGAAGATCGGCAACTCAAAGCGGACCTAGTGGGGCCAACCAAGAAGCCTAACTCTAGCGGTACAATCTTCTTAGAAGGCAAGAAGGAAATGCGCTCAAGAGGTCTTGCCAGTCCTGATGCTGCTGACGCACTGGCGGTGACGTTTGCGTTCCCGGTGGCGCATCGGGAGTATGTGGACAAGTCGCCGCGCAAGACCTACGCGCCGCAAGGCGTCCTAACTAGCTGGATGGGGTCATAGTGCAGTCTGACATCAAAGCGGCTAAGTCAGTCGCCGGCGGGGACGCCGACGATCTGAACACCATGCGTAGCCGCTTTACGATGGCTGTGTCGGCCTACAGCGAGTCCCGCGAGGATGAGCTAGACGACCTGCGCTTTGCCGCAGGTAGTCCCGACAACCAGTGGCAGTGGCCGGCAGATGTGCTGGCGACGCGAGGCAGCGTCCAAGGGCAGACGATCAACGCCAGGCCGTGCCTGACGATCAACAAGCTGCCCCAGCACGTCAAGCAGGTCACCAACGACCAACGGCAGAACCGGCCCAGTGGCAAGGTCATCCCGGTGGACGACAAGGCCGACGTAGAGGTCGCTGAGATATTCGACGGCATCGTGCGGCACATCGAGTACATCTCGGACGCTGATGTCGCCTACGACACCGCCTGCGAGAACCAGGTGACCTACGGTGAGGGCTACATCCGGCTCCTGACCGAGTACTGCAACGACGACAGCTTTGAGCAGGACATCCGCATCGCTCGGGTGCGCAACTCGTTCAGCGTGTACATGGACCCGACGATCCAAGACCCCTGCGGCTCAGACGCGGAGTGGTGCTTCATCACCGAAGACCTGACGGCTGACGAATACGAACGCCAGTTCCCCGATGCATCGCCGATATCGACCATGATGCAGCGCGGCGTGGGCGACCAGAGCCTGAGCCCGTGGATCAGCGAGAAGACGGTACGCATTGCGGAGTACTTCTACACCGAGCACACGCCGGCGACGATGCACCTGTACCACGGCAACGTGTCGGCGATGGAGAACTCGCCCGAAGACCGCCAGATGCGCATGATGGGCATGAAACCCATCAAGACGCGCATCGTGGATCAGAAGAAGATCAAGCGGTGCAAGACAAACGGGTTCGAATTCATTGAAGAACACGAGTGGGCGGGCAAATCCATACCCGTTATCCGCGTTGTGGGCAACGAATTTGAGGTTGACGGTCGCCTGTACGTCTCTGGGTTGATCCGCAACGCCAAAGACGCCCAGCGCATGTACAACTACTGGGTCAGCCAAGAGGCTGAGATGCTCGCACTGGCGCCAAAAGCCCCGTTTATCGGGTACGGCGGTCAGTTTGAGGGTTATGAGAACCAGTGGAAGACCGCAAACACGACAAATTGGCCGTATTTGGAGGTCAACCCTGACGTTACAGACGGCGCAGGCGGCGTATTGCCTCTACCGGCACGGTCACAGCCTCCAATGGCCTCCAGCGGGCTCCTACAGGCCAAGGCGGGCGCATCTGACGACATCAAGAGCACTACCGGCCAGTATGACTCTAGTTTGGGCGCCACAAGCAACGAACGCTCTGGCCGAGCGATCCTGGCGCGTGAAAAACAGGGCGACACAGGCACCTACCACTACGTCGACAATCTGGCGCGGGCGATTCGGTACACCACTCGGCAGATTGTGGACCTGATACCCAAGATTTACGACACCCAGCGCATTGCCCGCATTATCGGCATCGATGGGGAGACGGATTCGGCGATGATTGACCCGAATCAGCCGCAGCCGGTGCGCAAGATCGTCGACCAGGCGGGGATTGTGATCAAGAAGATCTACAACCTCGGCGTTGGCCAGTACGATGTGTGCGTGACGACTGGCCCGAGCTACATGACCAAGCGCCAAGAGTCGCTGGACGCCATGAGTCAGTTGTTGCAGGGCAACCCGCAACTGTGGGGCGTGGCGGGTGACCTGTTCATCAAGAACATGGACTGGCCGGGTGCTCAGGAGATGAGCAAGCGGTTTGCCAAGACCATCGACCCGAAACTGCTGGCCGATGATGACGATCCGGCACTCCAGGCCGCGCAGCAGCAGATGCAGGCGATGGGCCAGGAGATGGAGCAGATGCACCAGATGCTCCAGAACGTGTCGAAGTCGATGGAAGCGCAGGACTTGCAGGTCAAGCAGTTCGACAGCCAGGTCAAGGCTTACGATGCCGAGACCAAGCGGATCAGCGCCACGATGGCTGGCATGACGCCTGACCAGATTCAGGAAATAGTCTTGGGCACGGTCCACGGCATGATTACCAGCGGTGACCTTGTGGGCGAGATGCCAGGGCGGGATCAGGACATGATGCCGCAAGAGAGTATGGAGCAACAACCTATGCAGGAGATGCAGCAATGAAAGCCGCAGATTTCATGGGTCTGCTCTTCTTGGGCCGGGATGTGGCGCACAGCGTCCACCTCAACACGCGCAGCTTCAGCAAGCACACGGCGCTGAACACGTTCTACGACAGCATCATCGACCATGCGGACGCCTTTGCTGAAGCGTATCAAGGTCGGCATGGGCTGATCGGCGGGATCACTTTGCAATCATCCAAGAAAACGACTAATATTGTCGAGTTCTTGCAGGCGCAGTTGGATGAGATCGAGTCTGTGCGGTATGACGTATGCGACAAGACTGACTCTTCGTTGCAACAGTTGATCGACAACATCGTCGAACTATATTTAACCACGCTCTACAAATTGAAATTCTTGGGGTAACTGATGGAAATGCTCAATCCTTGCATCGGCTCGCAACTCGGTCCTAAGACAGTCGCCTACACCGGCACTGCTGGCTCCACAGGCACTTGGCCTGCTGGGCCTCAAGGCGTGGTGGTGACGGTCACCTCGGCGGCGTATGTGCTGGTGGGCGAAGGCGTGACGGCTACCACCTCTGACGGGACGTATGTGCCTGCGAACGTGGCCATCCCGTTCAAGATTCCAACTGGCACTGGCGCTCCGTGGCGTGTCAGCGCGATCCAAGTGTCTGCTGCTGGTGACCTCTACACGAAGCCGGTGAACAAGCAATGAGCTTCCTTGGCGCCCAGAACAGCATCGCCTTGGGCGTCCAGGGGTTGATCCATATCGACACAGGGGTTGTTGGCAGTGCGGATTACCTGCTAGCCAAATCCCTGCGCTTCCGGTCTTCTGCGAGTGCGTATTTGAACAGGACTGTTTCCGCTGCTGTTAGTACTTACACGGTGTCCATGTGGGTTAAACGCGGGACATTAACCAGTACTTATCAGTATTTGTTTAGCCACCCAAATAGCGCCAATAATGATGGGTATGGCCTAGCTTATAATCAAACTACAGATACCATGTACTATTACAATGGTACAACTTATGCGACTACCGCAGCTTATCGTGACCCTGCGGCGTGGTATCACATTGTTTTTGTTAATAATGCAGGCGCGTTTACGCTGTATATTAATGGGTCTTCTATACTAACAGGCACCGCTACTACAATTCCTAGCGGCGCAGTAATGAACTTAGGACGGTGGTATTCTGGCATTAGTTCAGGTTTTTACTTCGACGGCGAAATGGCCGAGATCAACTTCGTAGACGGTCAAGCCCTAGCCCCCACGAGCTTTGGTGCAACAGGCGCAAACAGCCAATGGCTTCCCAAAGCCTACACGGGCACATACGGGACCAATGGCTTCTATTTGCCGTTTACCAACACCACCAGCACATCTACCCTCGTAGCAGACTCCAGCGGCAACGCCAACAACTGGACACCCAACAACATCAGCCTCACTGCTGGGTCCACATACGACTCACTGACTGATGTGCCGACACTGACCAGCACTACGGTGGCGAACTACTGTGTGTTGAATCCGTTGGACAAGGATACGGCGCGAGGGACTATTAGTGACGCTAATTTGAAGTTTGCTGCAACAGCCTTTAGTACATACAACGCTGAAGCATGTAGAGCAACAATGGGTGTTACTACCGGAAAGTGGTATTACGAGTTTCGTGGCGTTACGCAGGCCGGGATAGGTAATTTTGCTTTAACAAATTTTACAACCAGCACTCAAAATTTAACTGCGGTTAGTGCTTTTGGCGGAACACTTACTAACTATATTGGAGCAAATGCCAATATCTCCGGCAATAACCTACAGTTTCAATCTAGTGGTTATTCCGCTTCCTTGGCTAACTCAACATTATTTGCGAGTTATGCTTCTGGTGATGTAGTGAATATAGCTGTTGATTTTACCGCCGGTAAAATATGGGTTGGTAAAAACGGTACTTGGTATAACTCTGGTGACCCCGGCGCGGGTACAAACGCAACCAGCACATTTACCGCACCTGTTGGTTACAACCTGCCAGAGTTTGAGGTTACAACGTCAAGCGATAATTCAAACCAATCTTCCCTCACTGTCAATTTCGGCCAGCAACCCTTCACCTACACCCCGCCCACTGGCTACCTTGCCCTCAACACTTTCAACATCTAATCATGGCAACTACATTTGCAGTACCGGATGGGCGAGTGGCGATGGCTGCTACGCTGTATACGGGGAATGGGTCAACGCAGAGCGTCAGCAACACTGCGGGGTCTATCACATCGTCGGTGAGTGCTAACACCACTGCTGGGTTCTCTGTTGTGACGTACACGGGAACAGGGGCTAATGCTACGGTGGGGCATGGATTGGGTGTTGTGCCTGGGATGGTCATTATTAAATCAAGAAGCATTAGAAACTGGATTGTTTACCATTCAAGTTTGACCAGTGCTGCGTACTATTTGTCATTAAACCAGACAATTGCACAGTCATTAGTAACAACTATTTTTAACTCTACAGCCCCAACAAATGCAGTTTTTAGCATTGGCACGGATGCGTCTGTAAATGCTTCGGCTGAAACTTACGTCGCATATTGCTGGGCACCGGTAGCAGGTTACAGCGCATTCGGGTCATACACGGGCAATGGTAGTGCGGATGGTCCGTTTATCTACACTGGGTTTAGGCCACGGTTTATTCTCTACAAAGGATACAGTGCAGCGGGTTATGATTGGGTCATGTATGACACCTCAAGAAACCCAACTAATGCGTCTGCATTGCAGTTGTATTCAAATACTTCCCAAGCAGATTACACCGGTGGGCCGATAGACATTCTCTCAAACGGTTTCAAAATAAGAAGTGTATTGAATGCCGACAACGCATCTGGCACATCGTATATCTACGCAGCCTTCGCGGAAAATCCGCTGAAGTACGCAAACGCAAGGTAACCGTACTGGTGCGGCTCACCAGGGAATCGAAGGATTCACACAATGTCTGAAGAAGTACTAGCGGAAGTACCCGCGCCGGAACAGGAAGCCACGGCGGCACCTGAACCTGTAGAAGCACAGCCGGGTGAGGTAAAGACTTTTTCGCAAGAAGAACTCGATGCCGCGATATTTAAGAGGCTCGCACGCGAGCAACGAAAGTGGGAACGAGAGCGGGTAGTTGCTGCCCCTGTCGTCGCTGCTGATCCACGACCAGAGCAATTTGACTCGACTGAATCCTACGCCGATGCATTGGCGTTGAAGAAGGCCGAGCAGCTACTCTACGAACGGGATGTGCAGCGCCAGCAGACAGAAGTTCTCGGTGCTTATCACGACAGGGAAGAAGAGGCACGGAACAAATACGATGACTTTGAACAGGTCGCGTACAATCCAAGCCTCAAAATCACGACCGTGATGGCACAGACGATCCAATCGTCGGATATTGGCCCTGATGTAGCCTACTACCTCGGTGCCAACCCGAAAGAAGCAGATCGTATTTCCCGCTTGGCGCCTTATGTGCAAGCCAAAGAGATCGGACGTATCGAGGCCAAACTGGCTTCGGAACC